GCCTCACCCGCATCCTCAGGAACAGCGCGTCCGTGCACGGACGCGCTGTTCCTGAGGATGCGGGTGAGGCGGCTTCCGACATGATCGCGCTCACGGCGGAGCAGATCCCGTCGTCCGTGCACGGACGCGCTGTTCCTGAGGATGCGGGTGAGGTGGTTTTCGTCGTGAACGACGACGCCAAGACCTTGCCTCCGGAACTTCAACCGCCTGTGGCGCCCGATACCCTTGAGGGCAAGACGTGGGATGAGCTTGCGGCCCTCTATGAGGCCAAGTACGACCGCAAGCCGCATTCCAAGACCAGCCTCGCGACGCTGATCGAGCGGCTGACGGCCTGATATGCTCGCCTCAGATATCCTGTCCCGCGCCGCAACCATCCTTCAGGATGAGGATCACGTGCGTTGGCCTCTTCCTGAACTGGCGGGTTGGCTCAATGACGGGATGAAGGCGATTGTCCTCGCCCAGCCCTCGGCGCATGCCGTGAGCTATGCCCTTTCCTTGGCTGAGGGGACGCTACAGGCGCTCTCCAATGCCAGCCACCTCCGGCTGCTGCGGATCACCCGCAATCTGGCCTCTACGGGCTCCCCGCGCGTCGGCGGCCGAGTTGTTCGCCTTGTGCAGCGGGACTTGCTCGATATGCAGTCCCCCAACTGGCACGATCCGAGCGATACGCCTTACAAGAAAGAGGTTCGGCAGTACGTTTTTGACGAGCAGAACCCGCGCGAATTCTACGTGTGGCCGGGCAATGACGGAACCGGCATCGTTGAAGCCGTCCTGTCCACGCTGCCGACCGCGATCACCGCCACGGGCGACGTGGACGCCATCGGCTCCTATGCGACCGCAATTGACCTTCCTGAGCCGTGGGGCGTCGTGCTCCTCGATTTCATCCTGTACCGCGCCTACTCGAAGGACGCGCTTGAAGGCGGGGCGGGTCGCGCAGGACTGCACTATCAGCAGTTCGCCGGGGCCGTAGGGATCAAGGTCCAGGGCGATTCCGACGCCAGCCCGAACGCCCGCCAGAGGGTCACGCGCACATGAAGGATATCGAGACCCTTCTTCCGAGGGTGCTGCGCTATGCGCCAGCCTGCCCGGAAGTGCTCGCGCTCGCCCATCTCAGGGATGCCGGGAAGGACTTCTGCCAGCGGACGAAGCTGTGGCGCCTTGCCGATAGCTTCACGCTCCCTGACGCGGGAGAAGACATCCTTTGTGCGCCTCAGGGCTCATACATCCTCGAAATCGCTGCGGCACGGCTGGATGGAAACGACCTTGAGCCGGTGACTGCGCTTTTTCTGGACGCTCACTATTTCGGGTGGCGAGACGACACCGACACGACGGGCGCGCGCTGGATCACGCAAACCGAGCCGGACAGCATCCGGGTTGTCCCGGCGCAAGGCGGGACGCTCAAGCTCGAACTGATCCTGGCTCCTACGGACGACGCAGATCAGTTTCCTGACTTCATGGTGGACCAGTACGGGCGGGAAATCTCCAACGGCGCCATTGGAGAGGTACTGAGCACGCCATCCGACTTTGCCAATCCGCAGCTCGGCGCAGCCTTCGTGCAGCGATTCAGCGCGGACATGGATCGTCTCTCTGTCTCCGCCCGCAAGGGGCAGCAGAACGCGCCTTTGCGCACCCGCGCCCAATTCTTCTGAGAGGTCGAAATGTCCGTCATCTATAACGCGGCTACGCGCACCGCGCGCGCAAGACGCCTAAGCGCGTCAGAAACATTCACGTGAAGATCGCAAACCGCCGTAAGGACTTCCTGCACAAGGCGTCGGCAAAGATCGCGAGGGAACACGGGCTTATCGTTATCGGAGATGTGAGCCCATCGAAGATCGCCAAGACCAGTATGGCAAAGAGTGTGCTCGATGCCGGATGGTCAAGCTTCAAAAGTATGCTGTCGTACAAGGCCATTAGGCATGGCGGGAGCGCTATTGAAGTCGATGAGCGATATACAACGCAAACCTGTTCGGAGTGCGGTGCATTACCGCCTTCGAGGCCGAGAGGTATCGCAGGTTTGGATAAGAGAATATGGCGTTGCGACGATTGCGGGGCCGACCACTGTCGGGACACAAACGCTGCGCGCAATATTCTCCGTGTCGGACTGGACACGCTACGTCTAGGAGCCTCGGTATGAATATTGGAGCAGAGAAGCCCCGGGATTCAGGCCGGGGAGCAGTCACATGGGCCTGAAGCTGACGAACAACGCCACGGGGCTCCTCGCGGCGAACATCAACTCGTCTGTCACGTCCATCTCTCTTGCCAGCAGCGCGGGGAGCAAGTTCCCTACCCTGACGGTTGGAGACTGGTGCCCGATCGTCGTTGTTGATGGTTCCGGCAATCTGGAAATCATGCGCTGCACGGCCCGGTCCGGTGATGTGCTGACCGTCACGCGGGGACAGGAAGGCACCACGGCGCGCTCCTTCTCCTCCGGGGCACGGGTGGATGTGCGGTTGACCTCGGCGGCTCTTGCGGAGTTCGCCCTGTCGTCGGACATGACGGATGCCTTGGACCTGAAGGCCGATCTTGCCAGCCCGGAATTCACCGGCACCCCTCGCGCGCCGAAGGCGGCGGACAACGACTATAGCACCCAGATAGCAACGACCGAGTGGGTTCAGGATTTCGTCCCGATCCCGATTGGCGCGGTGCTTGAATATCACGGAGCGACGCTCCCGCCGCGGTTCCTCTGGGCAAACGGTTCTGCCGTGTCTCGCGTCACCTATGCCCTGCTCTTTGCCGCCCTTGGCTCTCCTAGCTCATCTGGGAACGGCTCCACCACGTTCAATGTCCCGGATCGTCGTGGACGGGTGGGCGTCGGCAAGGACAACATGGGTGGGGTTACTGCCGCCGGCCGGGTCACGACGGCGGGCAGTGGCATTGATGGGGCGACGCTGGGCGCGACCGGCGGCGCGCAGAACGTCACGCTGAACACGACGCAGATCCCCGCGCATAAGCACAACGTCGCCGCAACGCAGGCCCCGCATTACCATACGGTTCCGATCAGCCGCGCTATCGCCGTCCAGACGAATGGATCCGGTCTCGCCACAGGCGAAGGCCCGATTGCTACCAGCACTGTACAGCCAGCAATCACAGTGCTGGAAGACACTGTTGGCGGTGGGCAGGCGCACAACAACATGCCGCCGTCTATCGTTTGCAATTTCATCGTTTATGCGGGTGTGTGATGACCGCGCTTAAGATCACTGGCTTTTCTGGTGAGCAGCCGCGCATCATCCCCCGCCTCCTTCCGGATACCGCGGCTCAATCCGCCTTCAATGTCCGATTGGATGATGGGGGCTTGTCGCCCTATTATGAGCCATCCTCGGTCTCCTCTCTTTCGGCTCCAGTTGCTTCCTATCTGACGATCTACAAGTTCGGAGATACCTGGCTTGGGTTCGAGGACGAAGTTAACCTGGCCCAAGGCCCGGTCGCGCAGAACCGTCTTTATTATACCGGGGATGGTGTGCCCAAGATGCGGGTCGGTTCGACGGTCTATCCGTTGGCCTTAGCCGCCCCATCCGGAGCTTTGACCGGAACCCCTAGCGGGTCGGGGACGGGGAATGTCTATACCCGCATCTATGTCTACACGTGGGTGACGGCTTTCGGAGAGGAATCGGAGCCCAGCCCGGCGTCGGCCGAGGTCAACTGGCAGGCGGGGCAAACTGTGACCCTGACGGGATTTGGATCTACCCCGGCGGGCCGGAACATCACGAAGCAGCGCATCTATCGCAGCCAGACCGGCAGCACGGGAACCGATCTCTATTTCATCGCGGAACGGTCGGCCTCTACATCCTCCTATGTGGACAGCATCGCGGTTGATGCCTTTGAGGAGGTGCTGCCCTCGCGCTACTGGACGCCTCCGGTAGACACCTTGTCCGGCCTCACGGCCATGCCCAACGGCATGATGGCGGCGTTCTCGGGGAAAGACCTGTATTTCAGCGAGCCGTGGCGGCCGCATGCGTGGCCGGAAACCTACGTCCTGACCACGGACACCGAGATTGTCGCGCTGGGCGCCATCGGAACGTCTCTTGCGGTGATGACGAAGGGCCATCCCTATTTCGTCACCGGCACGACGCCGGAAAGCATGATCATGGAGAAGATCGAGGCAAACTATCCGTGCATCAACGCGCGTGGCGTCATCGATCTTGGATATTCCATCGTGTACCCCTCGCATGAAGGGCTTGTCTCCATCAAGTCAAATGGTGCGATCGGTCTGATATCGTCCAATCTTTTCAGCCCGGATGAGTGGCGCAGGCTTAATCCGGGGACGATGTGCGCAGGGCAGATCGCCGGCCGCTGGGTGGCGTCCTATAATTCCGTTGACGACGATAACCAGGCCATCAATGGATCTCTGCTTGTCGATACATC